TGAAGAACCAGCATATGATGGAGGAGCTAGCGATACCTTGGTCGAAATTCAACGTGATACCCCATCCGCATCCTATCCATGCAGCGATCAGACGCCACACTTACAAGCGGGAGTTACCTAAGTTCATAAAATCAGATTGTACTTTTCTGGGCATGAAACCTGAGCATTTTGCGATGGTCAAGTCCGCTGTCGATTCGTTGTACGGTGTCGATCATTACAAGCTCACTTTGGTCAACCCTATTGTGGACTTCAAGGAAATTGGTCGATACGCTGGCACCAGTACCGTTCCTGACGGAGTTTGGCATTTACCGAGGATTACCACGCCTATGGTTTTCTGTGATGAGAGTGGTCATTACTTGTCACCAGAGTTTATGATCAAGATGAAGGAGGACAATCCAGAAGTGGTTTGCATAGGGATGTCGAATATCTTCCCTTTGTTGGCGACGGAGTTCAACCAATCACCCAATCCTGATTTTGCAGACTGGAGAGTGCAACAAGGCAAGAACGGACCCGTCTTGATCTATATCCCGGAAGGAGATGAGGGTGGCAAGTATGAACAACCTTTTGATCCTACTATGACTCTGATCAGCTCTGTGACCGATGCTTACGGCAAGGTCACTTGGAACGGTGGGGTCGTGTTCAAGAAAGGTCATTTGCGCTTACAGATGTTCTACAGTTATCACGTGGCCAGACCAGAGTATATAGTGGAACGTGAGTACGCTATGATGCCATTGCCTCGGGTTTTCCGAGGTCAACCAGCCACTTGTCCTATCAGGGTCGATCACTATGTCAAGATGTTTCAGTATGCCAAAGTTCTTCCGAATGACAAGCCTGAAAACCAATGGGGAAAGATGCGTCAGTTCATGACTGATGAACACGTGTACTTCCCTGTAGGGGACCAGGCTTGGCTCATCAAAGTCGTACTCCATGCTGCCAAGATCGTAGCGACCGCTGACCTTCAATCCAAATCTTACGACAGTCTGAAAGGTGAATTGTTCTACAAGACTATCGGACACATCATCAGATTTTCTGATAAGACTTGGAAGACTCGTTACGCGAACCGTAATAGGGCTCTCGTTAACCATAGAGATCCCGTTTACGTCTTCCCCGCCATCAATGCGATCGTCCATGATTGCAAGGTGGGCAGGGGTTACGGCATATCTTGGGAGGTAGGAACTGACCCCGGCGCAAATTTCTGGCACAAGTTCTGCAACTGGATTGATAGTTGGGCGGTCAAACTCGGTTCAAAGGCGATGGACATGTCACCGAAGATTGAAGGAGGTCTGTTACGTTTCCCTTTCCTGGCTAACACCAATTGGAATCGTCGTGTTTGGGGAGTTGAGTTTGTTCAAGCATCACAGACCAAGCATTTCTTGGAAGTCTATGAAAATAGAGTCAAAGACATCGCCACGCCGAAAGGTATTGTGGTTGAGACCCATTTGATGGATTACAAGAACAAAGACCGACCACGTCTTTTGGACAGGAGATTACCCCCGCAGGATTGGCATGTACTCAAGCCATTGCTGGGTAGTCTTGAATCTCTGCCTGAGGAGGATGAGACCGTTGAGACGAGTTCTCTCTACACTGAGACGCCTTTCGCAGACTCCGATGATACTGAGAGTTCCACTAGTTCTGAAGACTTGTCTTCTGGCAATTCCACCGTCGTTGACAGTGAGGCGGATAGTTCAGATGGGAAACCAAAGCTCTTCGATTCTCCTGAACTGAAAGTCCTCAACGTTAGACGTCATTGTAGCACTTGCTTGAGTTACGAGGCTTACGTTGCAATGGGATTGGAGAGATCGGCAACTGCTTATCATGATTATTGTGAGACTAGACATGCGTACAACAGAATCTCGCCGGAGAATGCACAGATGAGGAGGACAATGTTGGGAATCTTGGACAGGAGAGTGTTTACCAATGGATCAGAAAGAGGGCCTGCGATAGGTACTGGAAATGCGCGCGACAGAGGAAGTCGAAAATTGGATGACCAAGAGATACGCAAGCAACGAGAGGAGAGAGCAAAACAAGACGAACAACACCAGCTCGTTAGACCAGCTTACTTGACTAGCACGGTGGCTA